CCACTCTTGCAGCTAAGTAGGAGGTAAGACGCAAACATGAGACATGGTATTTCCGTGGCGGATTCCCTAATGTGTTGTTGCGTATCAGGCGCACTGAGTATTTGCCGAAACTGATCGGGTGTAACCCCTGCCTGTTCTGCAGCCGTGATGAACGATGTGCATGGAATGATGGTGGCGTTGATAGCATTGTCTCCATTGACATTAGCGCTAAGTGATATGTTGAATACCCCAACCTCATCCAGCCCAAACACAAATGTAAAAACACTGTGTTGAATTCTGCCGTCAATGAATTCCCAATAGGGCAAGCAAGCAAACGTGCCTTCCTTTATCTCATGGATGTACGCGCCGACGCGTGTTATCTCTACAAGACCGTTGATGCTGCCATTCTCGCGTAATTTACAAATGTCTTCAGTCAGTGGGTATTCAATAACTGTATGCGTGTATGGCATGCGTACATCTAAAAGATTTGGCATCTTAAAAGACTTAGAACGCACAAGCATCTCGGCGCTCAACGCAACCTCGGGTGACAGCACGAATGTCTGTACTTTATCCTTTGGGGCGTTAAGTGCAAAATTAGTTGGTACCCCAAACTCATTTGAAATACCCCGATCAAAAAACAAATCAATGAGTGGTTTATTAACAGTCTCCATAACTCGCTCCTATACCTGATTCACATGCTAGGGGTAACCCTTGCGCCCACTTGGGTCGCCACGACATACATTCCTCGACGTACGCCTTAGCCTCCGCAGCTTCCTCAACCTTGGCTATGCAAGCCACCGCATCGTGTACGGTCAGCACCACCTTGTACTTCTGAGAAATCTTCAGCATCTGCTCAGCCACCACGCAACGGGCTACCGCTTGGGTAAAGTTCTCCACGACCTTGCCGCCGTAGATGTTCGTGGTCACACCCTTGGATGTGTAGAGCCACTTAGCCTTGCCGTTCTCATCAAACACTTTGCGCAAGTCAGGGTACTGAATGAACAGGCCGTTGGGAAGTGATAGTCCCTTCCCCGGTACAGCGTGGATAATCCCCGTTGCATCCACCTGCTTACCATTGCCATTAGCCAAGGCAGCTAGCGCGTCTTCTGCATTACGCCACAACGCAGGGATTCGGCTGTAAGTAGTTCTGTAAGTATTGATGATGCGCTTAGCCTCATCCTCGGTCACGTCCACACCCGCCATAGTTTTCAGGAACAGCTTCAGCTTGGCATGACCTACCCCGTACCCTGCACCCAGCACTACGGTTTTACCTACCTGACGTTGACTACCTGAACCCTGCGTAACTTGTATCTGCGGGATACCGTAAATCTGCGAGGCCATGATGGTGTACACATCGTCTTTGTTCTCAAACGCCTGTACCAAGTCTGCTTGCCCTGCAAGCCACGCCAACGTACGCGCCTCGATCTGCGCAGAGTCACAGTCAATAACTACGTAGCCGGGTGGGGCTAGCATGGACTTCTTAATACGCCCTGCGTTCTCGCCACGGGACGGTAGGTTCTGCAGGTTAACTGAGTCCTGTCCGCTCCACCTGCCGCTGTGGGCACCGTAGTAGCGTAGTGGCACTGGGAACTTGCCCCGCTGCGCCATCTCTATAAATCGTTGTGTACGGGTTTCCTCGAGCGTAGACTTGTTACCAAGCCGTGCTGCCACGATGGTTTGCACCCGCTCATCAGTACTTTCCTGCAAGGCTTTGAGCCCCTCGTCCGTCTTGGCAAACGCATACGCTACCTTGCCTGTGGTATGACTAATCTTGGTGGGCGGCTCTACCCCATACGAGCGCAGCAGCGTAGCGAACTTGTCGTTGGACATCAGCAGCTTCTTGATACCCGCCATGCCGTCACTAAAGATTGCGTGTACATAGTCAGGGTCAGCAGTTGCAAGCATCGTGTCGCGTACCGATTCCATCAGGGCTTGCTTGCGGTCTTGTACTTCGGTCAGATGTTTGCGTAGCATGGGCTCGTCTAGCACCAACACAGGGTCGATGAACATACGCAGGGTCAGGTCGAGTAGTCGCAACTCAATCTTGGGGAACCCCATTGCCATGTACTTATCAAACAGCAACTTGGTCAGGTCGCTATCGTTGCAGCAGTAGTTACCGTACACAGCCAAGTCCAACTCACTGAAGTCCTTGTAGCGCATGCCGATAGCCTTTGCTACCTCGTTACCCTTGACACCCACACCCATACGCTCCGCTTGGGACTTGAGACTATGTGACCGCTCATGCGGGAACAACGCACGGGACATACCCATGATGTCAATCCACAGCAGCGGGTTCACGTCGTACCGCCAGTTAAGTATGGCTCCATCGAACGCAGTGTTCTGACAGATGACCAGCTTATCCGACCAGTCCGTCTTGCGCAGCACCTTGTCTACCCTAGGCTGCGGCACCCATACCGTAGGGTTGTCATCTAGCTTGAGCGAGATACCGATGGTCTCGAACTGCGGAGAGCGCACGTACTCTTCCGTAGTAGCTTTGGAAAGTGAGAAGTCCTTGCTGTAAAACGTCTCAAGGTCACAGGTTACTAAGTGTGTCATTTGAAACTGCCGCCGGTTGGGTACATGTTTTGGTATGGGCTTGGATTTACCAATGAACTACCTTGTAGTGCCATTTGTGAGGGGTGAGTTTTTTGTATCATCGCTTGTCCCAAGGTTGGTACGCGCTCTTCCTTCACAAGTAGTTTGTGCAACACATACTCCATGAACGTGGCTTCAAACAGTTGTTGTGCGGCAGTAGTGAGTGCGTCTAAGTCCCGCTTGGACATAACAGGCTCGAACCCCATATCGCTCTCTCCATTTATGATCTGCATCACTCTCCAAAAGCGTTCGCCCGGTTTGAAGTCGTCAGGGTGTGTTGCCATTCTCTCGATCAGCATCTTCGCGGCGTCGGAGCAGTTCAGTTCTTGTGTCATTGGTTGTTCCTTGAATTTTCTTAGCGTACGCTGCGCGTTTACGCAGCACGTTTTTTACGCGTTGGGCTTCCCGTTGTCTCATCGGTTCGATGTGCGCGTTCAAAAAGTCTGTAATTGGATCGTCGGGTTCCGAGGTCATTGAGTTCCTCCAAGTTAGTTTCATTGATTACTAAGGCAAGCCCACCCGCCTCCTCGATGCGGCGCAGGTTATGTATCTGCAAGTCCGTGGGTTTGTTCGTACCTGCCTTAGCCTCGATACCAATGAACCGCCCACCAAGGCATGCAAGGATATCAGGTGTCCCGTTGTTGGCATGCAAGCCGCCTATGTAGTTCACAGCATACGCACCCTGCGCTTTGAGCGCAGCATGAATCTTCACTTTGACTTTGGCTTCGGGGGTCACTTCTTAGCCCTCGCCTTTGGCTTGATGGCAGCTATCCCTTCCTCAACTTGGGGTTGTCGTTGTTCCATAAACATGTCTGCTATATCAAACGCCGATGCCACTATTCTTTCGTCTTCTCGGTTACGTATGAGCAGTCCAGCCATAGCAAACATGGCAGCTAAGTCCCGTAGGTTTGTGTCGTGTTCAGTCATTTGCTAGCCTCCCATATTAGTCGGCGTATCTCTACCATTGCATCCTTGAGGTCGCCTTGGAGTTGTTCTATGTGGTCTTGTTGTTCCTGCATCTTGCGGTACGAATCAGTAGCGAACTTCGCTAGATTCTCGTTGTTCCATGCTGCGAAGTTTGGTAGGTCGTTCATGTTTATCTTTCGTGTTAGGTCTAGGACAATCTTCGGGCGGTACTACTGCGCACCACACTGCATGGGGCGGCTCGTGGACTACTGGGTGCCATCGGTCAATGTAAGTGTCCGGCATATTCTTCAATGCGTTACGCACAGAGTCCGGCTTCAACTCAAGCCGCTCGGATATCTCAAGCGAGGTGAGCCCGTCATGATACTGATGTAACAGTTTACGTATGCTTGGGTGCGTTGACCTACTCATGTGTTTCTTCCTCTCCAAATATTGATTGCACGTTTAAGCGCGTACCACAGACTCCGCTGCATAAGCTGCTGTTTTAAACGCTCGTTCTCCAGCATCAACTCACTGTTATGCGTGGACATTAGGTTCCATGCTTTTTGAATGTCTTCTT